GGTGAGCTTATCCATCATCTCCTGTCTTGTTATTTCAAGCACCTTGAATTTCTTGTAATTGTCAACTACCTTTGCCATTGTAAATTTGTTTAATAATAAAATAATCCGCTATATCCATTCCCTCATTTATATTGGGTTTTGATTCTAGAAAATTACTTATCTCTATATTCATCCCCCTCATATCCTTGTCTACCTTCTTTCTCCATTCGTTGAAAGCGTCGCCCTTATCCGGGTACAGGACTATCCGCCTCCTACCCAATGTCTCTATCATCTCCCTTTTCAGCATATGGATACCGCCACAGGCCATAAACAACCTACTAGGGTACACGATGTTACAGATAACAGCCGTCTTCTCTGACTCTACTATATACACCGGAGCGTCATTGGGATAGAAGTTGATAAGAAACTCCCCGAACAGGCATTGCCTAAGCAGGTAATCCTGACCGTCCAGTATATGCACCCAACATACATGATCCATGGGAACCTTTACCCTCTTCCCGTCAGGCCCGTAGTCCATTATCTTCCCGGTCCGCACTACCCAATTCTTATCCAGTTGCCAGAACACACAGCACTTACCCCAGTCCCCGAATCTCATCATCCCCACCTTATACAAGCTAAATGCCCTATTGGTATGATACGATCCGAAGATATTGGATAGATAATCCTGAAGATCGGATGTCTCGAAAGGATTAAGCGTCTCAAACATCTTGCTTACCGGAATGCAGTTGGCTATATCCGGATCCATAGGAGGTCTGTACCTCCTTAATACTTTGTTTGAATCGGTAAAAAGATCATTGTTCCCAAGTTCGCTCCCTGTTGGATATTTAAAGTAACCACATTTATTTTTATGATCACACACCCCAAACTGCTCTCCAACGATCTGACCGGTGGTTACGTCCACGTACGGCGTAAAACACTTATCCTTGCCGCATTGCGGGCACGTCAGCTTCCTCCTTGGTTTGCTATGATCCAGCTCATACCGATGAACGCTCTTATTGAACTCCCTAAATTCCATCACCTTCTCCTCTCATTCATGACTCTATATATATAGTCCCTCAGCGGCTCTTTCCTTACCAACTTATTAACATCAAACTCGCCTTCTATATCTAAGGATCCGATTCTTGATGTAACCGTATAATTAGTTTTCTCGAACTTATACTTTCCTTGAAGATATACTACGGTAGCCATATTCAATATAGGGTTGTCAGTCTGTCTCTTCAACTTATATTGGCTGGTCTTTGCGGTAGGATCATCCGGAGCGAAGTTATATATCTCCTCTATCTCCAATATCTTTCCATAGTTCTCTAATATCATTCTTCTATATAACTCAAGTTGGAAAGCATACTCGTCATAGAAATTGCCTTTCCTGTTTGATTTGAAGTCCAATATAGCGAATATCCTCCTGCATCTCTTTATCTTCTTTTTCTCCGTCTTAGGCTGACCTTTCTTGGCTCCCGTCTTATAGAACTCTCCTGTCTCGACCTCTATCTCCACCATCTCCGGCTCGCCATCCATCTCCACCACTGCGTCCACCGAAGAAGCTACTTTCAATCTCCTTGACCTCAACATCTTTTCAATCAATACAGGTTTTACATGTCTTTCCTTGCAGAATATGGCAAATGATATCAGATCCTCTATCAGTTCATCAATGTTATCCACTAATATCCGCTCCATCCTATACTTGTCTATTCTTAGCTTGGCTTCCTTGACCACCTTCCTGATCCATGTCGGGATCAGCTTTATGTTAACCCCGGTCAGATACAACCCAAATAGATAATGCATGATAGTACCCAGATCAGCCCTGTAGTTAGCGTACTCATCAGGATCCTTACCCTTGAGCCTCATCTCATTCTTCCACTTCTCCAAGGCTCCGGACGTATCACAATACCCATTGGCGATATTGTTAGTGGCTCCATCGTATATGATAGGATACCCATCAACATCCATCTCATAATACACACGTTTGCCGGCGACAGTCATTCTATATAACACAGGTGTCGGGATATCCTTTATCCATTCAGCGGCATAATACTGTTGCTCTGTCTCCAGATCATACTCAACCTCCATCTCCTCATTAGGCTCGTCTTTAGGCTCTTCAACAGGCTTTTCCTCCTCGACCATATCTTTCTTCGGGACCGTTGATAAAACGTCTAATATGCCAAAGAAAGCGGTAAATTTAGGATCTGTATGATATGATCTTAATACTGGTAATGATGATCGCCAGCAATATGATGACCGATGCTCGTTCGCTATCTTACCTAAAACCGACCATCCCACCTCCCCATTATCCGCGATAATCACATTGTGTCTCTCGGATAAACGAACTCTCATGTCATCAAACGGCTCTTGATCGCTTATGACTTCCATGATCGTCCCATAACTATATACTGTGTCACTTATAGCCTTATATCCTAGGTCTAAAAGTAATCTTCGTTTTCTTCTATCCATGATAATAATCTGGTTTTTAATTTACCATCCTCCTCGACTCTAGGTGCGAGATCCCTCATTTTCTTGGCTATGAATAGCCATACGTTACCAAACTCATCCAAGAGCCGGCTGAAATCCATCGTATCTAATAGATAATCGAACCTTGTATGCTCATCAGCCGTCAAGTAAATAATGTTATCATTATCCTCGGCGACCGATTTATATTTCCGTTTAGGGTATAAGTGACAGATGTTACTTACCCCAGGACATGGTATATATGCGCCGGTAGCAGATCTCCTTATCATGCTCAATCTAGCCACATGGGCGCCAAAGAAAACGGCTAGGCTCTTCCCCTTCGGCTTGGCCTTCACCCGTATCGCCGCCCTTTCCTTTGGCGGTAGCTCCTTGGCTCTGCATGCGGGACACAACCCCTTACTCCTTATGGTTACCATCCTTCCGCATCTCTCACACGGTAATATCCTACCTCTCATGCCTTTTTCTTTTTATAACTTTTATTGAACTCCATAAGGCTCATAGCCCTATACCTCTTAAGCCTATTAATCTTACCCTCAGCCCAATCTTGATCCTTGAAGTTGATGATCGTATCGAATATTTGAGCCAGCTCCCGGATATTAAAGTTCCTGTTCTGTATTTTTTTATAGAACCCGGACCTGCTATACCCTAACTTAGAAGCCAGATAAGTCTTATTAGATAATGTGAGGATACGATAAATCGTACCCTCCATCTTACTTATCTCCATCAACTTCTCGGCTATGGATGATGTGGTTTCATAGCTAGCTTTATTGCTTACTATTCTCATTTTTCTCCGGATTCCTGATCTTACCATCAAACTCGTAGAAATCCATCAGTTTCTTCTCTTCCTTGATACAAGTGACAACGAAATCTGATATGGTTCCTTTCATGCCTTCCTCGAAATTCTTTTTGGCATGATCAAGGTCATTGGCCCGAACGATGTAGTTAAACGCCTTGCGTTTCTCATTGCCCGATTTCTCGTCTATCGTAATATAATCAGCCGTGACCTTATAGAACCGGTCTCCATCCATGGCAAACAATTCCGCTATCCGGAATCTCTTGATATCCACGCTAAACTCACCGGAGATGAATGGCTTCATCTCCTCTATGATCCTAGCCTCACACTCGGTATAAGAAAAGGCATCTACCAAATACTCTTCCTTTACCTTCTTCTTCATGCCGTTCTCGGCATCGGTCTCATAAGAAACCGTACATTTAAACCAATTGTGCATCTTATTAATCTATGTTATTGTTAAACAACGGGTAATCCTTTATCCCTTCACGAATATATCTTTCCGTATCATCATCCACGTCATAAGCCTTCTTGAAAAATATCATAGCCTTGTCCGTGTCGTGATCCACCAACGGAAGATATTCCTTTACGAAAAGAACTTTAAGATGATTCATGTGATCAATCTTGCGCCTTACATCAATTACTTTTGACCATATTTCGGCACGGATTTCACTCATCTTTTTTGTATTCTCATTGTATTTATCTACCTGATCTTTATACTCCTCCTTAATCTTATCGTTCTTATCCTTGATAGACTTATAGGCCTCCTCATCTTTCGTATCAAACATCGGAGTATGTTTGATATTAATTATATCCAATTTGCTGTA